ACATCCGTACTATTAAACAACTTAGCAAGTGTTGATGTTATCTTGGTTTGGATAGGTCTAATGACGGTGCGATTGAATAACTTGAATGATTGTTCGTATTCCTCGTTGTTGAATGCGTTGTCAGCCGTAGCGAGACCAAAAAGTGAAGGAGTTGCCCTGAACGCAATAAACAATTGTTCTCTGGTTCGTTTTGCAAGGTTTTCATAACGGTCAGGAAGGTCATCTGAAGTAAGCCTCTCCACAGTGGTTGCGTTGTCCTTTGAATCATTAAATATGAGAAGGAATCTCGCAGCATTTTCAGCCCCGCCAAACTTTTCAAAGACGTTTTTCTCAATTTCTTTCTTTTCCAAATCAGTCGGCTGTCCATTATTGAAACTGATGACCGCTGAACCCATAAAATTGTTATTCAATTCATTAAGGTGGAACGTCTCAATCTTTGTCTGAATCACAGCATCCCTTATAGCCCCAGACCACATAGGAGAACCGTATACACCCCTACTGTTAGGTGTCTTCACACAAATAACACTCTCCGGGTCTAGCCTATCGGGGTTGTATCTCGGGTAAACAATGGCATTGTTTGTTCTTCCGTAGCGTTTTCCGAAATTCTCTGAATAATAAAACAAGTTATTGTCTTTATCGGAACGAACATACCTTGCATCCAACCAGACAATCTTCTGCACCTTTCCTGCGAGATTCCTAATTATCTGCCAATAGAAAAGACCAAATATAGCGTAATCGGAAGCAGTTTTTTCAATAAGGTCTTCTGCTTCCTCCTGCGACATTATTGTACTTGTCACATTGTTACCCTTCACATAATCAACAATACCCTGTACAATTGAACCAAGGACTGCACAATTCTGTGAAAGGTCAAACAAGAACTGTGGGTAGGCGTTATCACTACCCCAATACATAAAACTATTGTTTCCGTAATCCTTCTCGATAGGCTCCGGTATGGACTGTACCAAAACCGGGTCAATTGCCGAAAATCTCAAACTTATATTATTCTCCATACTTATTATTTCTTGTACTGCTTATATTCCATTGGCTTGTCCCACTGCTTGTTGTTTGCTGCATAATCACCAACCTTTATGAGACCGGTAGCCTTGCAGCAAAGAGGTGCCTGGTAATCCTCGCCTGTATAGACAAGAACCACATCATCAGCGGTTATAATCTTGTTGTCAGATACAAGGATATACTTGTTCTGCGTCACAGTCGTATTTCTGGGGTCATTTTGCAGGACAACAGTTCTTGCATCCTCTTCCGGGGCTTCGAAAAGCAGGTAGCGATGCTCACCAACCTCCAGTTCCCTCAAATCCACATCCTCAAAGTGGTAGTACATACGGGAATCCTGGCAATCACCAACCAAGAATGGATAGATTTTCTTGGTGGTTGTGTTCTGAATGATTAAAAGGTATTCAAATCCAATATCCATAAAAATCTCTTTATTCTAAATATAAATTCCCCCAAAGTCGTTTGAACTTCGGGGGAAATTGGGTTAGTTTTAGTATTATTCTGAATAGACCTGTACAGACCAACCTGATGGTACTCTGCTTGTCCATTCGTTCACCATAGTGCTGTCGCAGTAGAGTGTTCCACCACTACCAACACCTGACATAAAAGCGTTCAAACAGTTTGTTGCACTTATGTCCGTTGCCAGGCAAACAACAGATGAAAGCGAAGAGCAATTGTAAAACATATTCTGGTACGATTTGACATTCAATACCTTCGCCTTCAAATCCGGACCGGTTGTCAACGATGTACAAGAGTTGAACATAGCCTCGTAACAGGAATCTGTGAGTGCTGTTGCTGGTAGAGCCGGAGGATTGACCAGTGAAGTACAATCTCTGAACATCTGGGAATAACATCGCATACTCATATTTTGTGCTGGCAACACTGCAGGTGCCGAAGTCATACCTGTACATCCTCTGAACATTCGGAAGTAAGCGTTATCCGCCAGATTATCTCCTGGAAGTATAAGACCTGAAGCATCTATCAAATTTACATTGTCCAGGAAGAAATTTGGATAAAATGGAGTTTGGATGAAGGTGCTGAGGTCTCCGCTTACATTATGGGCGACATTTACCTTGATATTGTAGGTGTTTGCTGTTGATGTCGCACCAGATGGGTTGAAACCTGCAAATTCAATAAAACTGTTTGGATTTATATACAGGTTTGTTGTATTGGTAGTTGTCGAAACAACATTTCCCCAAGTTCCATTGGCTCCAGTTCTAACTCTGAAAGATATAACAGGTGCGTTAGTCGCTTTTGTAATGGTTATTGTACCATTATCTGATGTCCTGTTTGTAATCCTAAAATATTCCGGAGCGGCAGGTGCGGTACTTATTTGCTGGATATACTCATCATAGGTTTCCAGGGTTGCAGATGATGGAACTGCAACCCCTTTATCCTCAATCGCTGTCTTAATACTTGCCTTGGCTGTCTGAAGCCTTGAAATTTCTGTTGCTATACTCATAATTAAATGCTTGCTAGTAATGATTCAATGTCGCCAATCATACCGTCTATCTCGGTCTTGGTATAGTATTCAGCGAGTGATTGGTGCTGTGTGAGATAACCCTGGTTCTGAACCCACTGTTCCGTTGCGTAGCCATTCAAGGAAGGAATCTGGGATGGTTTTGCGTAGGTGCTTTCAGTCCTGGCAGTTTCACTTTCTATTGCCGTTCCAATCTGGGTTGCCACATCCCCGGAAGTGACAAAGTTGTTGTCGGACCACACAGGTTTACCTCCTGTACTTACCAGTATCTGTCCTTGAGTTCCGGCAGAAATAGGAGCGTATATTGAAGGAAGTGCTTCACTTTTTTTGTCCCTATAGATGTTGTAGGTCCAACCATTTATACCAAAACCAACCTTATATACTATATTCCCATATTTGCCTATGACGACACCATCTGAATTCCATAGGGGGAAGTACCTCGAATCTGTATTGGCATCCACATTTGTCTTCTCAGCCTTGTTGTCAAGAGCATTTGCAACAACCCTGTTCTCAACCGGGTTTGTGCTAGCACTGTCAATTGCGTTGTCAACCGTATAAGCGGAAGCATCAAGTTTCTCCGCCAGAGCAGTTTCGGTTGCTCCAGTGTAGGTATTGAAATCTGTTTTGTCAAGTTTTCCGCTGATGTCCTGGTGTTCCTTCAGATACGTTGATTCAGTTCTTGCGGTCTCAGCTGCGATAGCAGAAGCAATATCTTCCGTAACCGCAGTTGTCTTTGCATAATCATCAAGGACACCTGGGACTTCAACAGCAACACTTGGAAGATTATCACTTACATACACAGTATTGTCTTCGATATTCAATACAATATATCTAGGAGATGTACCGCTAAAAGTAATCTGTGAATGGTTTCCCTCACCTTGTGTTAAAGTGTAAGGCGTATCCAACGCCATCATAACAAAATCCTGGAATCCCATTTGTGAAATACCTGAATATGAGAAGAACTGTGGCCAGATATTCGTACTGGTTGCCCATCCTGAAATATCCAACACTTTGTATTTATTTACACTTGTGGATTTCAAATTAAGGGTTTCCAATCCATTAGGACTGTATATAGTTATTGTAGCACCAGTATCATCAGCCCCGATTTCTATCGCCTGCTGTTCAGTACTACCAGTAAGTTCATCCTTTGATACATAATCACTCATATCCGGCTGAGGGATGTTATCAAGTGCTTCCTGGATGTTCTTCGCCCTGGTGATGGTCAAATTCTCGGCTATCGTAAGGGTAAGAAGTTCCTTGTCGATAATAAGATAATTTTGTGTCTGATGATTGGAACAATCTATAGTCATTAAAGGACTATCGTTTCCTTTTACTGCCAGTTGGTATGTGCCTCTCTGGTCAAAACCTGTACTTGTAGCGTAATTACGGTTTATAACAATATAAATTATGCCCCCAATACTTAGTGTTTCGACATAATTAAAAGCATTAGGTGTTAGTTCTGCTACAAGATACCTAGGAGTGTCTGTTTCAAGCAACTGTACTTGGTTCCAGTTTAACCGTATTGTATCAGTAGAAGCACTACCAAGTGTAAGAGTGATAGTTTCCGTAAGACCGCTGAGGGCTTGTTCTGCTTTGTCTATGGTGACACTATCCCTTGCCGTCTTCGCACCTCCAACAACCTCATTACCATAAGGCAAAGGAGTATTTGAAGATACATCATTATATATACGACCCCAATACGAGGTATTTATGGAGACAGCTGGATGACTATCTGTCTTATTTTCGCCGATTACCTGGTTTGGACCACCGTATACTTTAGACACAACATTACCATATTCTGTGTCACTCGTATTAAAATAAACAAATTTATTAAAATCAGAACCATCCTGTGCGGTTGGTATATCTGAGATGCTTGCAGTATGGTCAGTTACATCAACTATCGTAGGAAGTGTCTTGTAAAAAACAACATAATTATCAACCTTATTGTAAACCAAGTAATAGTCAAAAGTACCATCAAGTTTGCTACTTATGAATACTATTTGTCCATTAGTGCCTTCGTAATAGATTTTATTGCCTAATTTATCTACCGAATCTATGAATTGGGTACCATTACTAGGATATTTTCTTCGTCCATTTACCACCAACCTTCTTATGTAGATTGTATCCACACCAAGTTCAACCTGTGCATCACCCAGAAATGCAACCTGATAATCAGGATGGTTTGTATCATAAAGATACAAAGCAGGTATACCATTACTAAACTCTACAGTATTAGTAGAAGCACTTGTCATTTCCAACTGGGTTGTGGATGTGACACCATTAAGTGCCTCATAGATAACCTTGTTCTCCACAGGATTAGTGGAAGAACTGGAGAGTTCATCATCAACGGTAACCCCAGTAATATAACCCTTCCCTTCAACCCAAGCCTCAGTAGCATAACCAGCGAGAGAAGGGATGTCCGTTTTCTTCGCATAGGTCGCATCTGTCCAAGCACTTGCGGCATCCATAGCGGCATCCAAATCTTCCGGACGGACAATGTTAAATGATGTGCTTCCGGTTACAATCTGTCCGTTTTCCATTCCGGTTTTCCTTACGGTCACAGTTCCGCCGTTGGCAGATACATCGTTGACCATTCCAAGCATTCCGATACCCTGGACAACACCATTTACAGCATCATCCACATAACTTTCAGAAGCAAGCCCCTCCAGGTCATCCTGGGTAGCCATACCTTGAGTAGCAGTTGAAATTGCATTATCCACATAACTTTCAGAAGCAAGACCTTCGACTGCATTAGCCACATCCCCTGTGGTTGCGTAATCCTCAGGAAAGACAATACCTGCAACAGCGTTATCAACGTATTCCTCGGTCGCAAGACCAGCAACAGCGTTGTCCACATAATCCTCGGAAGCAAGCCCCTGAACAGCAGTGTCAATTGCCCGACCAACAGCAGTAGCGGCAGATACAAAGTCAGCATCCACCTCACTCTTGGTGTAGTAATTATCCAAACTCTGGTGCTCTTTCAGGTAAGTGGATTCTGTCCTAGCGGTCTCTGCCGCCATAGCGGTCTGGATGTCCTGGGTAACCGCTGTGGTCTTGGCATAAGCAGAAAGGTCCTGGTGTTCGGTAAGATAACCCTGAGATTCTACCCACTGTTCAGTAGCATAGCCATCCAAAGAAGGTATCTGAGAAGGTTTTGCATAAGTACTTTCAGTCCTCGCAGTTTCGTTTGCAATTGCGGTATTTATATCCGCAGTTACAGACGAAATTAAAGCGTAACCGCTCAAATCAACCGGAGGAATGGCTGCAATCGCATCATCAACGTAGGTCTCTGTTGCAAGACCCTCAACTATTGAATCAGCATACTGCTCTGCCGCAGAAACCTTAGCATCCACCTGGTCCTTGTTGTAGTAATTATCCAGGGAAGGAATCTCGCTCTTCTTTGCGTATACACTTTCAGTCCTGCCAGTTTCAGTTGCTATTGCTGTCTGAATATCCTGAGTGACAGCGGTTGTCTTGGCGTAGCCACTCAAATCAACCACTGGTATTGCTGCAATGGCATCATTCACATACTGCTCCGTTGCCATATCCTGGGTAGCAGAAGAAACCGCATTATCAACATACTCTTCTGTAGCGTAACCGTCAAGGGAAGGAATGTCTGAAGGCTTTGCATAAGTAGATTCAGTACGGGCGGTCTCACTCTGCATTGCCTCATTCACCTTGGCATCAACGAAAGCCCCATTGACATAGGTTTTGCTCTCAACCCAACCCTTTGTTGCATAAGGTACAAGGGCGGTACTGATTGCACCGTCTGTTTCACCCTTGGTGTAGTAGTTAGACAAATCAGGTTCCGGAATTTCCTCAATGAGTTCGTCAACCTCTTCCTTTGTATAGTAGTCGGAAAGGTCAACAGTAATTCCGGAAATGGCTTCATCGACCTCTTCCTTGGTGTAATAGTCCTCCATATCCGGGATTTCGTCCTTCTTGGCATAAGCATCCTCAGTTCTTGCAGTTTCTGCCTCCATTGCCTGGTCAATTGCGTTATCAACATATTCAGGTGTTACGACATCATCAGGTTCAGCCATAATCACCTTATCATTCTCATCGAGACCAAGTACCTTCTCGGCATTGTTCCAAGGACTTCCGGACAGTTCGGTTATATCCAGTGTTTTGTATTTACGCAACTCATTTGCTCTCATATTATCAGTTTTATAGTAAATATATTTTTTCCCCTGTGGGTTTATGTAACAAAAATCCCCCGGGAAGAACTCCCAGGGGACGAACACACTATCGGAATGAGTAGTGTAGCGGTGAAGAATTAGACCTGAGGACAAGTAGGATTAAGACCCTCAACCACTGAAGGAAGAACCTCGCTTGGCCAGGAATCAGCGTTATCAAGAAGAGTGATGGTGTAGAAGTTACCGTCACCAATTGCCTGTCCGGTCTGTCCGGAACCTGCGGAAGCGGTAACTGCCTCATCAGCACCAAGATACCAATATCTACCATTAGCATCCTTGACGATGAAAACGAGTTCTCCGACAGCCAAAGCAGCCATCTCAATCCTCTTTCTTGTCTCCATCTTAGAGAACTGGAGAACAAGTTCGGTGGAAACATAGTTCACACCATTTGCCTCATCGATGTTAAGGGTGGAGGTCATAGAACCAGTACCCTTACGGAACTCATACTTGTAGAAGGAAGCACCAGAGTTGACGGTAATGCCCGTAACCTCTGCCCTGGTTGCAGGGACTTGCTCCTCTCCATCGTATCTGAAAGCAGGCGTTACATCTGCATAGTTAGCAGCGTAAACCTCAACGATACCACCCCTGGAAGCATCGCAGTCCTTGCAAAGACCAGCAATATTTACATTACAAAATGACATATCTTTTATCGGTTTTTAATTGTTATTTTTAGGTTTTATAAAATGGGGTAGTGTTGAATGCTACCCCATTCGATTAGTTAGCCTCAGCAATTACTACCTCATCAGGGAAAGCGACCTGTACACCTGAGTTCCAGAGAGCCCTGAAGCGGAACATCTCATCTTCCTCATCGTACCAGAGACGGAATCTCTCTTCCTCACCGAGCATATCAGCACCGTAGAAGAGGTTCTTCCAGTAAGTACCGATGACCTTCTTGGAACCGCTAAGACCGAGGACCTTCTCAACTCTGATGTTGGTGCCAGGGAAGAGGTAACCGTTGTCAGTAACGATACCGTTGCTAGGGTCAAAGTGATAGAGGTTGCACTCTACGAGATACATAGTGAAATCCCTGTAAAGTTCAGGAGAAACGAGAACAACAGCGTCCTTCTCAAGGAGTTCCTCCGGCATAGCCATAATGACAGCCTTGATAACATCGTAAGCGGTTGCAGAAGAAGCAATGTCAGTTACATTGATAGTGTTTGCACTTTCACCGGCAAGAATCTTCAAAAGACCATCGAACTTGTTGAGGTTTGCATCTGCACTGGTCTTGTCACCCTGCCAGACAGCCTTCTCAAGTTTCCTGTTGATTTTCTTTACGAGTTCGTCAGTGATTTCCTGCTCGAAAGGCATAGCCTGAGGGTCAGCCTGAACCCTGTACTGGTTCTCAAGGTACTTGCCCCAGAGGACCTTAAAGCACCACTCAAGTTCCTCTTTGATGATACCGGTCTCAATCTCTCTCTGGGTGTACTCAGTCGTACCGGAAGGGTTGAAACCACACTCGGAACCATCCTGGAAATCAGCGTCAGTGCTGATGTAGTTGATTTTAGCCTTGGTCTTGATACCAAGCTGAGGGACCATCTTGCTGATAGAGTTACCTTCAAGAATAGCCTTGCGAAGAAGAGGGTACCTCTGCTCGTCAACGAAAGCAGAAAGTCCTGAAACAATGTTAGCGTTTGCCATAATTTATTATCTTTTTAATTCTTATTATTTTATTTTGAAATGTAGATACTTTCTAAATCGTCAAATTTTTGGTATATTTGCTAAAAGAATGGCGTATGGAAGAGATTTGGAGAGAGGTTTCAGGTCGAGAATACTTGGTTAGCAATACCGGAAAAATCAAAAACAAAAAAACAGGGAGGCTATTAAACCCGAAGCCGAAGAAAAGTGGGTATATAGTTGTATCTCTGAGGTCAAATGGGAAGATAGAATATTGCTTGTTACACAGGCTAATTGCTTTTGCATTCCCGGAAATCTGCGGAGAATACTTCGAAGGTGCCCAAGTGGACCATAAAAACAGGGTAAGAACTGATAACAGAGCAGAAAACATTCACTGGGTTTCCCCGGCTGGGAATATCAATAACCCACTTACACTTGAGCATCTAAGCAATATCAGAAAAAACAAACCCAAAAGCGAAGAATTCAAGAAGAAGGTTAGCAAGACTATGACCAACAACACCTACAACAAAAGATGGGTCATAAAACTTTCAAAGGATAATGAAATACTCCACTTTTATCCTTCAATTTCACAAGCACATAAAGAAACCGGAATAAATAACATTTCTTATGCCTGTTCCGGGAGAATAAAAACTGCTAGCGGCTTCATCTGGAAATACGCTGAATAACAATAAACCCCGGGGATTTAGGTCCTCGGGGTCTCAAGTAGGTATATTTGGATTAGTTGAACAGTTTCTGAAGGTTCGCCAATTCCTTGTTATTGCTTCTGTTAGGGTCGATTGATGCTTCCCTGAACATTTCCTGAGCCGGTTTGCCTGCAGACATTGCTTCAACAGTAGCCTTGAAAGCCTTAAGTTGCTCAATTTCCTCTACGAGGGCATTGACTTTCTCTTCAAGTGCCTGTACCTGGTCTGCCAGTTCGTTTGCTTCTTCAGCAACTTCCTCAACCTCTTCAACCGGGGTCTCTTCAACCGGTTCTTCGACAGGTTCTTCAGCAGGTTCCTCAACTGGTTCCTCTTCTGCCGGTTCCTCAACGGGTTGTTCCTCTACTGGCTCCTCTGCTGGCTCTTCCGGGGTTTCCTCAACAGGTTCCTCGGCTGGTGCTTCGGGCTGCTCTTCTGGTTGTTCGTCCGGTTGTTCCTGGATTGGGATAATCTCTGTGATAACCCCACCCTCAACTGTATAGATTGTGCCTTCTTCATCTACATACTGCTTGTCTTCAGGGACTGAGCGATTGCCTTCCTCATCAACAACATAAACAGATGTTCCGGTTGCTGCGTCCTCTTCGCCATCGTAAACAAGTACACCACCGTCCGTATTTATGGAACGGTACTCTATCAAAAGGTTCTTTAATGCTCTCTTTAGTTTTTCCATTCTAATATTCATACTCAACGAGTTTTATAACTAAATATAAGAAATGGGGAAAGCGTTCTAAAAACCCATTTCTTTAAGGGGAGGCTGTTTAGTCCCCCTTTTTCAATAATTTCTCAATCTGGTGTACCAAATCCATTACTTCCTCAAACTCTTCGTCTGTAATGTCATCAACTTTGCAATATTCCTCTTCAGCAAATATACCAGCAAGAGAAAAACCCTTAAATTCGCCCGATTTTACCTTTTTCCATACATCTTCATTTTCAATGTGATAGGTGGCAAACAAAGAACCATCCTCAACATCCTCAAAACCCTTAGGGGAAATACCTCTTTTACTGTCTTTTATGTAGATTTCCCTTAAAAAAATGCCTTCCTCTGTCTGGAATGAGTGCATAGCATCAACATTATTAGCCAAACCAAGGGCAAGAAAACGCTCTGTCATAGCAATAATGGTCTCTTCATCATAAAGAATGTAATAAAGACCTTCACTATCTTGCCTCAGTATTGGGGTGTTGCAACTCATAACCAACCCTGTGACAATCCGCTTTTCGTCATTTTCAACCTTAAAAGATAAAGTTTTTACTTCTTCATCCTTGTTAAAAACTAAAAAATTGCTTTCTACGGCTGGACAATCGACCAAACTGATAAAGTACATCCCGGTTTCCTCAGGATTCTCAGTAAGTGTTGCTTTATATACTTTTTTACCTTTGTATAACATAACAATCGTTTATCTTAAATATAATTTATCAGAATGATGTTTCAACTTGTCTACTCTCTTGTACTTTCATTGCGTCTTCAATGTCAACAACCTTCACAATAACCGGCTTATTCAACTCATCTTCGTCCTTAGCGTCAGTAATTGTAGAAGTGTAGGAATACGGTGTGCTTTCCAACTGAGGAACAGCAACAGCGGAAGTGATGCCGACAGAAGAACTTGCATCAGAAACATTACCATCATCACCAAACTTCTGGGAGGCGATGCTCTGGATTCTGAGCATACCTGCAGTGACAGCAGCGGCAGCAGCAGCGATACCAAGAGCAGGACCAACATAAGGTATGGAAGCGAGTGAGGTGAATGCTTCCTGAGCACCCTGGTAGGTAGAAACAACCGCTTCGGAGATTGCGAGAGCCTTACCAACATTGAACATCTTCTCCGCCTGCTTCTCCTTCTCCTTATTCTGCCATTCTCCGTCCTTCTTATACTTCTTGGTTAAGGCATCAGATTGGTTCATAAGGAAGTTACCAACATTGCCTATGGTTTCAGCGGTCTTTTCAACAAGTTTCCTTCTACCATCAGCAACCAGCCTGTACTTCTCCATCTGGATGTCTTCGTTTTTAAGTACAGTTTCAGTTACGAGGTTGCTCTGCTCTATCTCCAACTGGGCTATCTCTGTCGCCAACTGTGCCCTCTCAGTAGAACCCTCTTCATACAACTCCTTCTCAATTTCCTTCTGCTTTATTTGCGAGTTTATCCTTTCCGTCTCATAAATAAGCATCTGGTTGTTGTACTTGATTTCATCATCGAACCTATTCCTGTCCTCCTGGGACTTCCAATCGAAAACAGATGACCAGAACTTTTGGCGTTTTGCAATATTCTGTACTTCATTCTGTGCTGACAACTCTGACATTTTATCAGCGTCACTCAGTGTCGAAGACAATATTTGCTTATACATTGCAATCTGCCCAATAATGCTCTCATAGGTTATATTTGCCCTATTCCTTACTTCTTCAATGAACTTATACAGTTTCGGAGCACTCTCAGCAATTGCCTCTTCAAGTTTAGTTGGAATGCGGTCAAAACCACCTTCCTTGAGCAAAGTTTCAATTTGATAACGGAGTTCTTCATCTATTTCAAGTGCCTCGTAAGCGGCTTCTTTCAGATGTTCTTCCATTTGTTTCAGAAGAGCCTCTTGCGTCTTTTCAAACTTCTTTTCTTCCGCTTCGAAGTCCTTTGTGAGTTTGATAACACTGTCGTAATAACCCATTATATCAGCTGCAGAAATATTACCAATCCTGGCACTCTCAGCAATGAGTTTTTTGTAAATGTCGAAGGTTTTCTTTTCTTCCTCCGTCAAGTTACCAACACCCTTTATGATAAGTTGTGTGTATTCATCAAGAGCAGCACCAGTACCTTTCATAATGGTATCTGTTGCCTTCCGTACTGTGTTGAATACATCTTCCGGGAGTTTTTTTGCAAGCATTTCGAGTTCACTGTCAAGCACAACCCTGTTCTTATCCTTCAAAGCATCATAGAATATCTGTGCCTGACCTATGTTGTAATCATATGCCTTTGCAATATCAGCACTGTACTTTCCAAGAATACCTTCAGCCTGGGAAAGTACCTCATTGTTCCTTCTCAATAGAGGCTCAACCTCAAATGCCTTCTGGATACCCTGACCAACCTCTACAATACTGTCTCTGTAAGCCTTCAACCTTTTCTGGTATGCATCTGAAAGGAGTTCATTCATTGCATCCCTGCCTTTCTTCTGTGCCTCTTCAAGTTCTTCTCTCCACTTTGCGGCTTCCTCAGCGGCTTTATCGGCTTCAGATTTACCGGTTTTTGTCTTGGAACTTCCTCCGGATTTTCCAGAACCCTTTCCTGACTGCTCCTTCAACTCCCTCTCGTATGACCACATATCCCTCTGAGCCTTCTTGTACTCTTCGGAATCCTTCTTGTACATACTGAGTTTGTTGTTGAAATACTCCCTGTAAGCCTTCTGACCATCCTTGGTGTACTTCCAGTCGGCACCGTACTGGGCTTCCATATCCTTGATATAGTCATCCTTGGTCTTGTCGTATTCCTCCCTCTTCTTCTGCTCTGCCTTCTGGACGTTCTTTACAACTTGTGCCTGCCTTCCTTCAACATAGTTGGCAGAAATCTTGAAACCGTCCTTGAATGCTTCCCAGGCTTCTGAGAACTGTCCCTTGAAAGCAAGACCTAATGCCTTTATTGGACCGGTGATGAAGTTCTTGATGACATTTGCAACACCGGCAAGTTTCTCGGTAAGACCATCCATCCCACCGACAAAGTTGCTCACTGCCTCAGTAACAGCATCCCAGTTTGCGATGAGTTCACCAAGCAAAACAAGGAGAAGACCGATACCGGTAGCCGCAATAGCACCCTTTACCAGATTAAGGGATTTGATGAAGTTCTTAACACCGGTTGTAACACCACCAAAAGCAATCTTAGCGGCATTGAGACCCTTTGGAAGTTCAGCAAGAGCCTTCAACCCCTGGGTCATAGACATAGCAGCCTGGAGTTTAACAAATGTCTTCTGCAAGTTCTCACTCTCAGCACCAAACAGAGCCATAGCACCCTGGACAGCGGCAAAACCACCGGATACACTGCCAAGCATATTGGTCATAACGGAGAACTTGTTATCAAGACCGGAAGCACCGTTGGAAATCTCCATCTGCATATCCTTAAGTTGGTCAGCAGCGTCAGCAGCCCTCTTTGCAGCAGCGGCATATTCGTCAGAACCCCTGGCAGCACCAGCCATAATGTCCCTGGCTTCCCTAATCTCCTGTTTCAGGGATTGGAAGGAGCCTGCATAGTTACCGACATTTCTTTGATTGTTACCGATGGATTGGTCAAGGGTCTTGAGTTGGTCATTGATGCCCTTTATTTCCTTGCCAAGTGCGTTTCTCTCCGCTTCGTCAGATGTTGCCTTCCATTCCTTTTTCAGGACCTTCATCTGCTGTGCAAGGGCATTATACGACCCCTCAGCCGCCTCTGCCTTGGTTTTATTCTCACCAAGAGACGATGAAAGGCTATCCTGGGCGGATTTTAATTCACCCAGGGTAGTTTTGTATTCATCTGATGTTTCATCAAGGGTTTTGAGAATGCCTCTCAGTTTCTCAACCTTATCTATGAGGTCCTTTACGCTTTCAGCACCCTTGGTATCTATGGATATTACCTTTTTGATTTCCTCAGCCATATAAATGAGTTTTTAATTAAATATCATTTATATGGGTTTGGTTTTTATGCGTCAAGAATCAGCCAAGTGGAAGGAATTTGCAAATTCGAAGTGTCTGCACCCCTAGCCTTTATGAAAACCCCATTTGTGGCGGTACCTACGAGCCAGTCAGTAACGTTCCCATTTGAAGGATATAGTACACTTAAATAACACTTAACATAACTTAAACTACTACATCCGTAGAACATATTCCTGTAGCACCAACTGGTTCTATCTGCTCCCCTTGTTGTTGGAAGGAAAGGTGCCCTTGTCATATTGGTACAACCCTGAAACATCCCCCAATAACACCCATTTGTAAGTGCTGTTGCTGGCATAACAAGGTCTCCAGCATCAACCACACCTAAACAACCCCTGAACAAATCTCTGAAAGCATATGTTTCGTCTATTCTTTTCGTTGTAGCAAATGTGTTTTGTTTCAGAATACTCATAATGTTACCTGATAGGTTGAATCTACAACCACCAGAACTTCCGAATATGGTGTGGTTATACTTGTCTCTGGCTGCTTTGAACTCCAGTTTATCTCCTGGTACAACAGCGATGTTGACAGTTGTTCCGCTCTTCGGTTTCTTGGTTTGCCAACTGCCACCGTTTATCCTGACATCTATCGTTATTCCGGTAGCAAGTCCTGACTTAAGTATAACATTACCTCCATTGATAATCTCAAACGTAAGGTATTTGTCTGTATAAGATGAAGGGTCAATGGATTCATAAGCAGTAACTGTCTTGGAATCTGACTTGTTGGTTAAAACATCCCTAACAGTAATAGTTGTAGTACCACTTTCGCTAACTGTCATAGCACCAGTAGACGGGTCAATCGAGACAATTTCAGGGTTTGATGAACTATAAACCAGAGAAACTGTACCGTCTGATGGGGTATAAGTTGCACTCGCAGCTCCACCAACAACGTAATCAGGAACTACGATGTTGATGTCGTCAATATATACTGCCCTTCTAACCCTTACGGTTTTGCAATCACTCAAGCCACTTCCAAGTTCCGTAACACAGAAAGTAACAAGCCCATTGGTGAGAACTGTTATGTTTCCACCACTGTCAATCGTTGCTATCTCTGGATTGGATGAGGTGAATTCATACAATGGCTGATATACTTCCGGTGAAATGATAGGGATTGCTACACCATTCTCAACTATTTCCTCTGCAATAGAGAGCGTAAGTGCGGTTACCACTTCTCCAGAACACCTCATTTGGTTTGCATAATAAGGATAAGCCTCCCTGTAAGCCATAAGAGATTGGCAAGGTACGTATATCGGGAAATTATGATTCCGACCAAATGGAGGCTCATAATATCTACTTGATGGGTCAACACCTATATAAGTTGGCGGTACTTCGCCTAAAAATGTCACCGCTGTAAGGCTAGAACATCCCCAAAAAGCCGCTTCTGTAAGATAAGCAAAGGTGCTTGGGAAAGTAATACTTGTTAAACCAGTACAACCATCGAAACTCCAGGCTTCCACTTTCTCAAAACCGTCTGGCAATACCAAATCACCTGTCAAACCTGTACAACCTAAAAAAGCCTCATATCCAATATGGGTTACATTTGGAATTATTAAAGTTTTAAGGCTTCCTATATGGAAAAACGCATCATAACCAATAGTCGTTATATCATCGAATGTTTCAACGCCTATAAGAGATGTTACAGGATAAGGCGTATAATCTGGGTGGAAAGCGAAAGCACCATCAGGAATAGCGTTTTCTGTTACTGTATAATACACCCTTTGTACACCTGTCTCCGGGAAAGTATAGTACATTGCATAATTCTCCACAACCAACGGTACATCCGTCCCATCCGCCAATCTCGCTGAAACAAATTGAGAATCTGTGGTGTGCGGTGTATCTCCAGGTGGTACACTATATGCGTATGAGCCTATCCAAGTAGGTTCAGTGGTTGATGTGACATTATAGTAGACACAGAATGTATTTCCTGTAATGCCAGTATCTGGACTTGGCTCGTCAGAACTTGTAACTATAACATTCTTACAAGAACTTAAATTGGAAATAGTGTCTGTAACACAAACCCAAACGTCTCCATTTGTGAGAACTGTGATTTCGCCTGTAACAGGGTCAATTGTTGCTTCTCCATCGTTGCCCTCTAGTGAGTAAACCAGATTTACAGTTGCTGATGAAGGGGCATAAACTGCAGATGCTTGTCCGTAATCTACAATCTCATCTGGAACAACAACATTAAGTGAAGTGATGGCAGTAGGAGTTGGTGTCTCAATATAACCATTAAAAGTATATCCTACTCTTTTATAGATGCCACTCGGATACATAATTAAGGCAAAATCTCTTATATCTCTTGAGTCCAAGGTTATATTTACGTCAATATAATTTGCTGTAGCAGCACTTGAGTTGATAGTACAAGCAACAGCAAGCCACAGGCGGGTTCCACCAGTATAATTCCTAACATCGGTGTCATATCCTTGTTTCAAGACAGAGGTGTCGCTTCTCCGTACACCTGCTTCATCATAACCGGAAACAACAAATGTCTCTGAAAGGACAGTTCCTGAAAACTGAGGGGTAAACCTTACTGTGAGAGTTTCCCCAGTTTCATAATCATCCAATCCGGATACAGGATTAGTTGTCCATCCGGTTATATAACCAGTGTCATTAGGCTCGTATTGCACATCAAGAGTGCCCCCGGGACCGATGGAGGCACTGGTGATGTTCATATTTCCGCTATGCGTTAAGTTCAAATTCGCCATATTAAACGATGTTTTCTGTTGTAATATTAAATGTAATTTGTCCGGAAGTGTAATCCACAAGCATCGAAGGTGGAACAACCTCTATCCAACCGTATCCGGAAGGTGTCTTGGAGACATTTATGGTCTTGCAGTCGGACAATCCTGCAACATTCTCATAGACACAGATGGTAACCTGTCCATTCCCCAGGGCTGTTATTCGCCCATTACTGTCAATTGTCGCCAGTGAAGTATCGGAAGAACTCCAACTTATGCTGTAATTATTGGCATTGGAAGGCTCCAGGGTGTAGGAAGCAACACCAGAGTCAACCACATCGGCTACAGATAAGGTTATTGAAGTGGCAAGAATCAGCGTTGAGCCGGTATCTCCCGTATCAGGACCAACACCGCACTGGAATCTATAAGCGTATTCTGGCCACTGGGCTCTGAAGTCATCAATGTAGTTGCAATTGATGATAATCGGGCAATCGTTTCCGTTATCGAATGCACCTTCACCCAAAACAGGAGGGTCTGTACTCTCAACCCTTATGTAGGTAAGACCAGTACAATCCTTGAAAGCGTTATCCCTGATGTAATCGATGTTATCCGGAAGAATTATGTGGTCCAGATTGGTACAACCACTGAATGCCCCTGCTTCTATACCACTTATTCCGGTGAAGTAGACAATTTCGTCAAAATATTCAATTCCGGTTCCCTTGAATACTGTTCCCAGGGATTCAACAGCAGCAGCCTCGCAAATATCCAGTTTTCCATCCCGGTTGGTGTCCCAGTTGCTCACACAGTATGCTTCCGTAAGAGGGTCCTGGAAGGTGATAATCGTACAAGGGTTGCCCGTAGGGTCATAACCATTCCAAGGGTCATCAGAGGATTTGGTGACAGGAGGTCTCGGGTTCTCAGGGTCATCATAGGAAGTACCGTCATTCGCCCTGGTAACAGGAAGTATCTGGGCTTTGGTGTAGTTTACGGTGTTGATGATTTTGACAAACTCGCACTTGGTTGGCTTGTATCCGTTCAAATCGTAGTCGATTATACGGTTAAGCATCCAGATGGAGTTGTCAAAGAACCAGAACCTTCTCTGAAGTTCTTCCTTTACTATCCTGTCCCACAGCACATAACAGGTAACCACCCTGGCGTTGACGTTGTACTGGTCCGACAAATAATCCTTCCAATACTGGTCGTAGATGGATGAATTTGTGCCCAGGGAGAGGTTGTCAACATAGAGTTCCTTGGGGTCACCAAAGTCGAAGGACCTCAGGATTGCCCCACCTGATGTCTTGTACCTGCTGAATGAAGGGATGGTGTTCGCCCTGATAGCGATGGTATTTCCTTCCTCATCGGTGCTTCTTTCGGTATAGAGCCAGCAAACACCGTCACAGAGGGATACCATATAATTGTTGTCATCGGTAATCCAGAAGTGGTCCGGGGTCGTTGATTTTCCGTTGTAGAAGAGAAGTACGTTGTTTATCTCAACCGGCTTTCTCTCGTTGTTGTCCAGTTCATAATAGCAAGCCTTTGGAAGCCAGTCGAAGGCAGGAGCGTCATACCAGGTGTGGTAAGTGCTCCAGTCAACAAGGTTCGGGGAATAATCATCCTCCAACTCATTGGAACCGCTGAAGAGTTTTCCAGTCCATCCGTCAAGGAAGAAACAAGGGACAAAATCACCTGTATGGTTCTGGTAGTCGGCAAAGTAAGTGGAAGATGCCCTTGCCATAATAGCGTTCTGGTAAGGGAAATTCTCAAACATCTCCTTGCACTCACTGTCGAAGTTGTAGTTGGTGTTGATTTTCTGTTCACCATAGACCTTACCCCAATCAGCAAGATACTTCTCACCGAAATACGTCTCCGGGGTTTCCTGGGTCATACTGTACCATTTGTGGTCGAACGTAAATGGTGTCACCTCCATCGGCTGTGAGCGGTCAATAAGGTCGTTTATGTCCTCCACAACCGGGTAGAAGTAGTTGTTCCTGGTTCTGCAGTATATCTTGTTCTCATACTGGTCCTTGAACCAATAGAGTCCAAACATCTTACTGTAGGCAAGCAGGTAGTCAGCAGGCGTATATTCAGTTGCAAGCAGGCGATTCTGGTCAATCAAAGTGTCGGTAGAGACAGATGAAGGGGCTGTAAGGTTGAGTGAACCAGTTCCAACCTGTACTGCAGTAGGTCTATTCTCTGTGGTGTAGAATGAGAACGGGAAGCCATAATAGAGGTACTTTGCTGCAGCGTCCCAACCCTTGCCTGAAGTTTTGTCACCGATTGCACACCAAGCCTTGTTGAGACGAAGTTCAAACCTCATCCTGTTCACTTTCGGGCACTTATCCAAACTCAATCTCCAAGCCGTATGCTTAGGTGCTGAATCCCATTCCTGCAGGGCGGTTTCGGTGAATGTATGGGCTGTTGCCCCCGGCTTCTTCCAGAATATTCCCCTGACCGGGGCGTAGTTGGCGTTGAAAACAGGTTGATATTTACCTGCACCGGTTCCAACAAAATCCTGGACGTTCACCGTAAGTTCCTTTTTTCCGTTCCTGTATGTCCTTGGGGGTTCGAAGAAACAGAGGATGTCACTACCGTCAAGAACCTGGTTGGTGTCAGCGTCATAGGCAAGGAGTTGAGCCATAACAGCACCGTAGGATGCCCTGTGCTTTCCACCAAACAATCCCCAGTTGGAGTATGAACTCATATAGAGGAAATCAAAGTTCCTGAGTTCGGTAGGATAGTTGGTATTCACACCGGTTACCTGCAAACTCATATCAACAGAGACATTGATATAGGAGAATGGGTAGTCGGAGAGGTCAATAACCCCGTTATCAGAGGATATTTCCGTTCCGTCTATGTTTATCCTGGTTGTTCCCGTTACCCCGGAAGTGGTGTTTACAGGAGAGAATGTAGCTCTGGAAGGTTCTGAGATTAGTTCAGATTCGTTATCGGTGTTGAGCATAGGAAGGGAAATCCAAGCATCCTCCCAATATGGGTTGGTTTCATTGAAGAAATCCTCGTCCAAATCAACAGTGTAACCCGTATTTGTGTCCCCCTTGTTGTTTGCAGGATTGAAACAAGCCTCCAAAAGTGACTTAACTCTTAATACGGGTCTCTGGAGATAACTACGTAAGTCCCTGATTTGCCACTCGTCATAGGATTTGTCCAGTTCGCCAGACATATATCCGTTCCTGGTGGTGTACTCAGTTCCTTCTGATGATTTGGAGGTATTGAACAAACTTGAACCTGCAGTGTTGATGAGCACCTTGTCAGATGAGAAGTCCTCAGGGATACCGTTATAGACAGGGGCGAAGTTGATGGTCTGCCACTTGTTTTCAGTGGTTGTACCCAGGGTATCCCAAGCGGATTTTACCGTATCCTTGTTGATTTTGAAACTTAGGTCCTGCCCGAAGTCAAGGTCAGAGAGTTTCTTCTCCACACCGTCCTGGCGATAGGTAAGATTGTAGAAGAACTCACCCAGACCTCCAAACAAACTGACGTAGTACAGAACCTGCTCATTGGTTCTCTTAACCTTGTCCAACTTGCAGTAACCGTCCTGGATAAGGTCACCGTTCTCATAGATTGCGAAAGGAACCCTCTTGGACGGGTCGAAATAAGCACCGGTATCGCTTGCCCCGTACAGTTGGTATCTGTCGTTGCGGAAGAATGTACCGAATACCTTGTTATTGTTGTCTGTTCCCGGGAGTTCAAGCGTCTTACTAAAGGAGTTCTTAACCACAGTAGGGTTTGTCCTGTCTTCCAGGGTATGGGAAAACAGAATGTTGAACTTCTCCGGGAGGTCTATTTTCTGGTCGCTTATATAAAGTGAAAGCATATTATCTGAAGTTTATTTCCTAATCTTATCTTGGCTCTCCCTGCACTTAAAGGCATAATTGAAGAACTTCCTTCCCTGGTTCTTGTATGTTTTGTATGTGAGAGAGGTTTCGTCTATAACAACCGGGTAGAGAGTATCAGTTTCAATGTCGTAAACGTAAACCATAGTGCTTTCAATGAGGTGATGCATCCTGCTTGCCTGCTCGTCAGAAAGGTAGCCGGTCTTGAACTCCCAGGTCTTCTGTATCTCGTTAAGGTATCTCCTGTATGAGAAGGAAGTGCTTGGAACCCTTACAGCGTTCTTGGTTGTATAAGCCGTTATCTTGTCGGTGAGCGTAGCGTTTCCCTGGACCGGCATAGCATCGATTCCGCCATAAGCATTCTCATAGTAGAGGACGTACCTGGTCTTGCAATCAGCGGCACCCCTGTAGACATCCCTGTTGGAAATGCCACCGCCTTCGAAGCCGTATTTGTAGCCCGGGGTGGAAACGTAGAGGTATCTCGCCTGCCTAGGATTGTCAAGATGAACACCATACGCAAGAGGTGTATTCCCCTGGGTGTTGGTATATACGAAACTCACATCACCAACCCTCTGGGGAGAGAAGACGCAAACAGGGACAAAGCAACCTGCAGGGATTTCCTTTATGATTGGCTCGTTAAGGCAGATGAGAGGGGTGGAAGAGTAGTTCTTTTCCTGATAACTCCAGTCCTTGGTAAAGATATAATCACCGCCACCACCGTTGCCCAACTCAATGGTGAATGTCCTCTGCCAACCTGAAGGGGTCTGGTATCCACCTCTCCACCACAGGTAATTGTCAACATAATCCCTTACAATCTCATTCAATTCGAATTCGATATTCTCATCCCCGGGCATCTGATACGCTCTTCCGCTGTAGATGACATCACCATCGGTAGAAACCGTATAATCAACATAGCCCTGTCCAGCGACCTCCACTACGGTTGTTTTCCATATCGGGTTTACAAGATAGGTGTATGTTCCCTGGTAGAGGTAGAAGGAGGTGCTTACATAACCAGAAACACCGGTTCCCCTGACGGAGATGGTTGCACTTTTGTTTCCACCAGCGTTGTTCGCTCCGTACCTGATAACAAGCACACCATTGGAAGAGTCGATGTCAACACTCTGGATGTCCATATCCCCGGAGACGCTTCTTACGGTAAGACCAGTTACGTTCTGCATAGTAGCGGCAGGAGATGTATAGGTTCCTCCATTGTATCCTACGTTTGCGGAGTTCGGAGTGTAAACAAGCGTTGATTCCCTCTGGACGTACGTTCCCTGGGTAATCACCATATAATAGGTGGAAGAATAAGGGTTGAACTGGAAACTAAGCACAGACCTTACGATAGCATACCTTGGGTCTCCATTATTCTGTGGATAGGAGAAGACAGCAGTTCCTACATTGCTTCCTGTTTTGGTAACACTCTGTACGGTAAGCCAGGATGATTCAGAATAAACACCAAAGGTTCCGTTTACAGTACTCTGGATGGAATAGGTTCCCGTTCCAAGGTCACCTTCTATGTCCCTGGGTCCTGAAATGTTAAGGTTGTACGAAGTTCCCTGCTGATTGAAAGCCATTACATCCGTAGCACCGTTCGAAGCGGTTACAACAATGATACAACCCCTTCCAGCACCTGAGGTATTTGCTTCCCACTGGACTATAAGTTGCCCGGAAGCATTAAGTGATACGGTAGGAGTGAATGTTCCGCCGCTTACGGTTGCTGACTGGGCTGTACAACCGGAATAGGAGACGTTGAAAGTACTTCTTCCGGAACTTGCCTGTACTGTCGCATTATGTGTTTCAATGGTTACTTTTGCCATAATTGTTTTTGATTAAATATAATTATCCCCGGGGGTAGTCTGCAGGGAACTTGAACCTTCCATAATATACTCTCCCCGGGGGTGATTGTAAAGAGATAGGGCTACAAATTACAGTTTTTTAAGCAGTTCGTCTATCTCAATCGATATGTCTTTGGATATTGCGTCATCGATGATTTCCATCCAATCCTGAGTGCTTTCGATGGCGTTGTCAAGCAGGTGTTTTCCTTCCGTTCCCTCCTGGGCTATCTTCCTTCCGATGAGGAAAGCCAGTTGCTTGTTTGACGGAACCTTTCCCCGGGCATCAGGATATGGGGCGATGGGCTTGATTGTTATCCAATCCTCTATCTTGTCCAGGGGTGGGAACTTTCCTGGTCCTCTTCCTTCCTCAACCCATTTCCAGTATTCCTCCATTGAGAGACAGAGGTCTATGGTTGTGTCGTTGATTTCTATGATATGGTGTACCGAATCAAACAGCCGACCTGAAGCGAATGCCCCGGTTGTTGCAATCTGTTCCCTGTACTGCTCTTCCAGAACCTGTCCGTACGTATCCAGGGCTTCTTTAAGGTTTTTCCATTCCATTATCCGTAGTGTTTTGTTGTCTGTCCTTTTATTTTACGTATCTGTTCCTCCTGCCTGCGGTTCTTCTCCTTGATGTAGAGTATAAGCCCGAGGAAGTTCTCTGCAGGCATCTCAAATGTTGTTTCCCAGGGGTGGTTCATAGTAGAACTTACTGCGTCTATGAGCGAAAGCCAAACATATCCGCCAGTTCCTCCATCTTCGTCACCGTCTCCATCAGTTCCGGGTTCTTCTCCCTCTTTGCCGCTTTCCTTAGAATCCTTGACGAATACTTCAGCAAAGCCCGAGACCAACTCCGATATAAGATTATAAAAAAACCCATCAGACCCAGCACCTCCCCAACTGGCATTTCCTTAAGGTCCATCTGCACTTTGAAAACATCATACCCCTCACCGTACTTCTTGCCCTTGGGGATTAAGAAAACAGAAAGCATCTGGGAGTAGTCCTCTGATTTGGTGTATGATTGGAAGTCGATATACTGTGCTGTGGTGAGTTTGTGGAAGTTCATCGTCAGTTCGTAGGTTGTCCCGTTGATTACATATTCCTGCTTCGGTTGCTCAATATCAGGAGGGGTATTCATCCATCCCATCTCAGCCATATGCTTCTTGAACTCATCCAGGGGAAGGGCAAGCACATCATCCTCGGTCATCCCGTTAAAGAGAGCGACAAAGCCCACCATCCTTTCAATCTCATTCTCCCTCTGGGTAATCTCGTTCATCCTCTGCCAAATTCCCAGGGTTACGTCATTCCATCCGTTTATTTTCATATTTGTAGCCATTTTGTCAATTATTGCCCCTGTGACCCCGGGGAAAGGGTTAAGTTCAGGTTTATGCTCGACCGACATTATGCTGCACCAACACAATATCTTCCATATCTGTTCGCACTTAAATATGCTTCCCAACTTATCATAAGTGCAACCACCGTATCATCGTTCAAGCCCCGGGGAGCGTTGTAGGTAACCACCCTTGTCTTGGGGTTGTAGTCCGCTTCGTAGTATCCAAGTTCGTCAATCTGTCTCTCGTCCCACAGGATGCTTATCTTCTGTTGTTCAAATGCGACCTGGAGATGGGCAACCAATTCATTCTTGCTTTGGTTGGAGGTTGTCCATTCAGTTACCTTTATCTTCCTGTCCTTAAGCAAATCGCAATAGGGCTTTCCGAGTCCATTCACCTCAGCCCATATCACCGGGTTGTATATCTTGTATCGCTTAATCAGTTCCTCTATGTAATCTACGGTCTGGGTGGTGTTCTTGTCGTTGAAAGAAGCAGTGAATATCTGTTCCCCTGCTTGGTTGATTACAGATATTGCTGTTCTGTCCTGTCCGGTTCCAGATGCCCAGTCGATTCCGATATAAACCCTGGTTGTTGTCCCCGGGGGAAGGATACGGTCCTTGTAATTCTCAAAAAGCAGGGAATCTCCATCCAGGAACTGTCCAAGGTACTCAGAAATGAACTGGTTCTTCGGCATCACCTGTTTGTACTGTTGCAACATATCCTCCGGGAGATATTTGCTCAGGTCGTAGTCGGTGAAGTTGAAAGCATACACCCCTGGGTCCTCATTCTTCCCCTTCTCATAGTAAGTGTAGAAAAACCCAGTTTTGAATCTCGGTGTAGAAGTCAGTAAGATGTTGGCTCTGAATACGTTAGTCATCGGGAGCAAGACAGAGTAGAAGAAATCGTCACTTTGGTATGCCGCCTCATCGACAAACAACATCCCTCCGTTTTTTATACTGATGCCTCGTAACGAATCTTTCTGTTCCCCTGACCGGAAGTAAACAATGCTGCCAGTTATAAACTCTATGGTGAGCAAACTGTCATTTTTCTTTTTCACTACCCCGGAACCATCTATCGCATCTGTAAGTTCCTTGTATATCTTCCTGGAACCGTCAAGGGTAATTGAGATGCAGAGGCTTACAGCATTTCTGTTGTTGATACTACACCTTAATATCTCGTTCTCAACAAGCATTGTCTTACCACATTGTCTTGGTGACAGTATAGTAAATACAGAGGCGGTTGGATGGTCTTCAATCGCTTTATGCACTACCCTTTGATGAGGTTCTGGAACATAACCGTATACTTCCATTTAACTTACATATCTCCATTTATAGCCACCGGCTGTTTTGTACTTTCCTTTGCAACAAGAGATGATGCTTTGTTTACAAATACCGGTTTCTCTTTCTGCTTGTGCCAAAGATGGATAAATAATATTACCAGTGCTGGTTATTTGTATTACCGGTTTGCTGTACGCTGGGTTATTGGTGTTTGATTCACTTATCCTTTGCCGATGCTCATTTGTATAGACCCTATTACTTTGATGTATCCTCGTAAGCGGATTATTCATATTGCCCTTGTGAGACACCCACCTTAAATTGGATGGATTATTATTCAGGGGGTCTGTGTCTATATGGTCAATCTCAGCACCTTCAAAGTATTCATTCTGCACAAGGTCTGGATATGTAATGGCTATCCATCTTGCTGCTTGGTCTGCCTTTGATTTACCATCTTTACATAAAGCCCACTTAATATAGTCCTTCTTGCCAACTTTATTACTCAATAACATCGTAATTCCTTTGTTATTGAAATTAAGACTTCTGCACTTGCCTTCCTTTGTACTGATGCTGATTTGGTACTTCCCTTCGAATCCAGGGACATCTCTCCATTCTTCCATTTTTTATAAAATATACAAAAATTATTTGGAATCAGGAAGTTCCCCGAACCTGAAGTGAATATCACCATCTACTTTTACTTCTGCTTTGGTTGTGTTATAGCCAAGTAGTTTTGAGAGTAGTTCAAGGCTGCTGTTTGCTTCCTTATAGCGATGTTCATCAATCTCAGTTTGGATGAGGCGTTCAACAACAGAAACCGTCCTCTTCCTCATTTCCTCTATGTACTCTGAATCTGATGCCTTCACCGACAGGTAGGAGAGTGCGGCATTCCAGTAGTTTGCTGCACTCTGTTCACTGAGTTGGTAGGTCTCCTTAATCCACTCAATCGTTTCCAATCTGGTCCATCCCTTTGAGATTTTCCTTGCGGTTTCGATGATTCTCACCTTGGTCTCAGGGGATGATGTCTGATGCTTTGTAGGCTCCAGGGCGATGTCAGGATTGTTCATTAAACTGTTCGGGTTCTTTCTTTTTCTTGGCATTTTTCTTCTGGTTTATCAATCTTTTATCTTTGTAGTAGTTCTGCCCGACCCTCTTCATAAAGTTGAGCAGACAGGCACCGCAGGTAAGTTTCTCCTTTACCTTTTCTCCGGATGCCTTCTCCCAGATTTCCTTGATGGTTGCTATCTTGTCCGCTGGGATGTTTCTTACGTAATTCGCTATTGTCGCACTCTCAAAATAACTCTCATAGGGTGCAAGGGTTTCAATTTGCTTTTTGTCAAACATATTCTATAACATTTTGAACATTTTATCTATCGCTTTGGTCAGGACTTCCTTTATAAACACTATGATGTCCTTTATCGTTGTTGTCAGGTATGCTATTGCCAGCAGGTATGCTATTGCCGGGATTGTTACCTGTCCGATTACTATTAAATATACTAAACCCACCCACCAGGTTTGACACAGGGAACAACTCATCAAATGTATGATTGGAGTGTCCCAGGAAGGGGGATAATCGTATGTTCCCCGGAGACGGAAGTACAGGTGGGATTTGATGTACTCCACTATTCCTGACAAATCAGTTATGATTACCAGGATGATTGCTATCAGAAAGATGTTCAACCACATAATTTTTAATTTTTTCCTTTATTACCTTTATTTGGAGATATGCTGTTGTTCTGCTCACACCCAGGAGTTCTCCAAGTTTCCTGAGGGATTGTATTTCACTGTAGAGGCAGATGAGAAGGCGGTCTGTATCGTTCAACTGCCATAATGCTTCCTTGGTGAGACGCACTTTCTCACTTTCCTCTGAGAATATGTCATCGTTTATCTTATATTCGTTCATCAACGCCTTTGTGTCAATTGGTTTCTCCATTCTCTTTCTTAATGCCTTCTATCAAATTATATTTGTTGTCCTCGTACTTCTTGTATTGCTTGTAGAAGAAACTGTGGACAGAGTAGTACTGGTTGCAGAGTATCCGGGCGATGAAGAACTTAATCTGCTTGTCGGTGTACATCTTTACCAGTTTCCCATTGTCATATGTGAGAAGGATGAGGATAAGTTCCTGGAAGAGGTCATCCTTATGGGAATCCTTCACACTCATATTGTCGATGATGGTCTTGACATCACCTGATACGGCTTCCACAACTTGATTGTTTGTCATATATCTCTAGGTTATTTCTCATTTGCAAGGTCTTGTCGTTAAAGTTCAGGCAGTAGCGTCTCTGCTTGACTCTCTGTGTGTTCTCCACCGTTGATTTACGTATGTACCACTCTCCTTCGGTTATTCCTGTCTTCGGCATTGTAACCGGGGTCCAGAAATCTATCTCCCCACCCTTGTAGATGTTGACGTAGAAGAAATTCTCTCCATACCCTGAAAGGGCTTCGTACTTCTCTACGTTAAGGAAAGCGTTGTCGTATTGGTTTTCATCCACCTCCCGGTCCTTTATCTCCAGGTAGTTCGTTATGTCCTTCCTCGGGTTGTAAACCTTCAGGTCGTATCTGGATGTTATCGGCATTGATGTTATCTCCAGGTCTGGGTTCGCCATCTGTAAAGCGTAAATCACTTTCATTCTTCCAATTAAATCTGCTGATGCGTACAATTGTCTTTTCTCCATATTCTGTTATTTACTTATAAATATTCACCACTTTCAAAAAATCTGATATTTCTAGTAAAATATTTGAATATGTTTAGGAGTAAAGAATTGTTATCAGGATTATTAGTTTTCTTCACCTTATTTTCATTAGTTTCTTGCCGGGTGCAGTACATACCTGTGGAGCATACCGAGTATGTTACCGTCAGGGATAGTATCTACCTCAGGGACACTACTATACAATATAAGGTTGAGAGGGAATATGTCAAGGATTATACGGGGTTGCTTGATACCCTGCAGATGGAAACATCGTATAGCAGTTTTGCCGCTTGGGTTGACACCTCTGCAGCAAAATTGTCGGGAATCGCCCAGAATAAGGAGAAAATTGTCGATATTCCCGTCCAGGTTAAGGAGAAGGTGACGGTGAGGGATAGCATCGTCTACAAGGAGGTCCCAGTGCCGGTGGAGGTTGAGAAGGTTGTCCACCCAGGGTATGAGAAGTGGTTATGGGGCTGGCTTGTGCTTACCTTGCTTGCTTTTATCGCTTACCTGCTTTGGAAATTCAAGAAAGTTTAGTTATATTTGTGTCCAGATTGCTTGGTTTGCTTCCGTAGAAGGAACGTAACTCATTGGAATCTGCTGATATAGGAACTATACGGATGGGAGCGAGTTCGAGCCTCGTCCGCACCGCTTAAAACAAGCAGAAAGCCTCTACAAGCAATTGTAGGGGCTTTTCTCGTTTCTAAAACAGCAGTATTTCCACTATAAGTTGTGTCCCAAAGCAAAAGCGGGCTACAAAAGCAATCTAAATGTTTAACTTTTAACTATTTAGATTATGCAAAGGTACACAGCAACTTTCAGCATCCAGTGGTATTGCAGGAAAGCAAAAACAAACAAAGCAGGTGAAGCCCCGATTGAGATGGGCATCAACTACCAAGGCGACAGGTTCTTCATCAACATCCCCAGAAAGGCGGTTCCTGGCGATTTTGAGAGGATTATGAGAAGCAGGAAGGGTGATGACCTAAAAGATTACCTGAACTCGCTGGAGAGGCGAATAAGGGGCTATGAAGAGGAATGTATCCAGGATGGGGAGGCGGTAACCGTAGAAGGAATCAAAGCATTCATCAAAAGCGGATACACCAGACCTGGGAAGAGCGTCCAGGCACTTTTCGACCAGTTCTTCGCTTCCCTGGACAAGAAAATGAAAAGCGGTAGGTTGAGCAAGGGTGTCTACCGGAAGTATGAGTTGGTAAAGGAGAAGTTCATCACCGTATCAGGTATAGATGTACTGCAAAGAGCAACCGTCATATCCACCGGGGCTGTGAGGAAGTACTGCGAGTGGTGTGACGATACCTATGTGAACAGCACCTCGGTCGGGATGAAGACCAAACTCAAATCCATCCTTATCTTCGCCCGGGACAACGGCTATATCACCATCAATCCATTCCAGGAGCGGATTATCAAGGAAGAACGGATTGTTGAGACCATTTCCGATGAAGATGTGCAGAAGATACAGGAAAAGCACTTCAATGAGAGGTTGGAACAGGTGAGAGACGCATTTTTGTTCGCTTGTGGGACCGGTCTCGCCTATGTGGACATCGCCAACCTGAAGGAGGACGAGATTAAGATGAATGACCGGGGACAGTACTATATCAACAAGGAGAGGGCTAAGACCGGAGTGAAGTACACCATCGTCCTTCTGCCAATTGCGGTTGAGATATACAAGAAAGGGCTTCCCAGGATACTTTCCAACCAGAAGACAAATGAGTACCTGGGAGAGATTGGGACGATTTGCGGTACTTCTGTCAAACCCCATTTCCATCTTGCCAGGCACTATTATGCGATTACCCTGTTGAACAAATACAAATTGAGTTATGAGGTTACGGCTCGGTGCCTGGGGCATTCCAATACCAAGATTACCCGTCACTACGCAAAAATGCTCAACAATACGGTCTTTGATGCGTTCGATAACATATAAATTGCTATATTTGGGAAAAATTACATCAGATATGATTACAATCGAAGACATAACAAGAATCGCTAAGACCGGGGAGAAAATCAAAGAAGGCGATTACATTATCGAGGTATTAAAGCACAGCGAGGGATGGGATGCCGCTTACTGGTGTCTGGATATGCACAAACCTGGTTCAGGTGGGGTGTTAAGTCCTTTCACTAGAAGATTGACCGAAAAAACAAAGCAGAGGATGGTCGATGTAATATATGAGAACATAGAGCGGTGGAAAAACTTATAGATACAGCAAACCCCGGAGGATTCGTCTTTTAGCCCTCCGGGGTTTTCAACAAAAGAAGAAAAACAGTATATAATGGTTTAATTAGAAGACCTCTTTGTCTCTAGCCATCTTTTCCAGAGTTTGTCTGGTTGGACGGTATTGTCCCACCCATCCATTTTCGGGCAATAGTAGTTCCAGAATCGGAGCAGTTCGTCCTTGTCAATCCCCTCTTCCCTCTTCTTCTCTCCGCAGAACTCCTTCAGAATATCGCAGTTGGACTTCTTCTCTTTCTGGACTGGTTTCGTTTCCTTATCCTTGTCCCAAGTAAACATAACCTTCCCGAACTTATTTGTCAAGGTTATATGGGTGCAATTTCTGTTTTCGTCCCAGGAAACTTCGCCAACCTTCCACTTGCATCCGTAGCCATCGTCTTCCACCTCTATGCGAGGGACGGTGTAAAGGTCCTGCAGACCCCAACGAGCGATGCAACGCTTGTAAATGTCGCTCACAAGCCCCTTTCCAGCCTCTATATTGGACTCTGAACCAGTATCTGACTTAACTACCCAGGTGCCCTTCTCTTCGTCCCATACGCCCATCTTTCCGACAACCTGGTCACCAACCTGGGCGAGTTCAAAATTCCAGTTAAGCGGACCGACCGCACTGTCCATCAGTTCAACAACACTACGGCTGTCGATGTAGCAAAGCAAAGTAGCCTTGCCATTTTTGATGGTTGCCGGACGAACCTCTATATCATCCGGTCTTAGATTTCTAAACTCTACTCTCTTCATATCTTATTCTCCTATCTCTGATATTGGTTTAGAACCTTATGCATTTCTCTATACGTCCACTCGGGAAGGTCCAATTCATATTCGTCTACGAGGTCGGAATACTCCTGAAGGGCATTTACTGCCTTATCAATCTCTTCCTCGGGAAAATAGAGGTCTTCATCCTGGAGGTCTCCCGTAATAGCACCAATCTCGTACTCAAGAGCATCAACTGCCCCGTCCTCATCTCCTTCTTCAAGCATTTCCCTAATGTCTTCCGGGTAATCACTCTGGGCAATGTACTCATAGTGTTCCTTTATGTCCCAATTGCCAAATGCAGACAACATAGTAAATGCACCCTTGATGAAGTCCTTGTTCTCATCCGACATTCTTGCCCTGTCAAGGATTTTCTCAGCCTGGTGTAGGTAGTTGATGACAAAACCTGGCTTTACAAGTTCACTTCCACTGTTGTTGACAATATTTGTAAGTTCCTTGTCGGTAAACAGACCGAATGCTTTGCTCTGATTTGCGGAGTTCTGAGCCGTACTCTCCTGGGTAGCCACCACCTTGTGGTCCTTGCCCTGTGTGTTATTTTTATTCATAATGTTGGTCTGGAAGGTATCGCTCCTTCTCCGGTCATTCCTCAGACCAATCAGGGTTTCTGCACCATCCCGGCGAATACTCCCCGACAATGAACCAAAAGCCGGTTCCCGGAAAACCGGTCAGGGTCAACCGGGAAAAAGCAAAAACTTATGATTTTGTAAATTCCAATATATCACAGACAAACAACCTGTCCTCAGGGCTAAGTTCCTTTGCCATCTCCTTGTGAAGGTTCACTATACGGCTTCTAATGTCGTTGATAGTACCTTCGTTGTAATCGTCAAATGCGTTCTCTAACTCGTTGTCCAACTCGATGAACTTCTCGATGTACTCTTCTTTTGTCATAACCATTCAAATTAAATAACTATTTTTCTCTCTAAAAACAATCACATTTTCGTCATTGTTTCTGTTGCAAATATACACATTTTTTCTGAGAAGATAAAACAACTGGCGCTTTTTCTTAAACTTTTCTCATATCCCCGGCTAATCTTCTCCAATAAATCTTGCCTCTGTCACCAACATAGTCCTTCGTATAAAACACCTTCTGGGTTCCGGAAATTCCGTTGGATACAAGCCAGTGAAGACAGAAAATCCCGTACTTGTCCCTGGTCAAATATCGGATATTCCACTGGTTGAACTGAAAATCCCCAGGAAGCCCCTTTTTAGCCGTTTCTAGCAACTTTCCGGGCAAAGCCATAGCAGGGTACTGTCCGACCTGTTGGAGGGCTTCTACGGCTTTTTTAAGGGCGTTATTGGCATTGTGGTTGTTGGTGTGTCTCATACCGCATAAACTGGTTCTAATCTACTATCATTGCACTGGGTGTCGGAAGCCTTGCAGAACAACACAAGATAAGTCATAATGTCGTTGGTGACCTTTGGAGGTAGCCCCTGGACGAGTTCTGCAAGTTTTTCCCTTCCACCGTCATACCAATCCAACATCACACTGGTCATAGTGTAAGGTGTCTGTTCCTCTTCCCAATCAAGCGTCTCCTGGAGGAAGTAGTCCTCGTTGAATTCCTTCCTCTCCTTTTCCAAAGTTGGTAAATTCTTCAAAGTGTAATAATACTGGAGTTCCAGGCGTTTGACCATATCGGGAAGTTGGTATGCTCCTACCAAATCAAAATTATCTAATCTACTAATAACTTTCTGTTCGTCACTGGGAGTTTCAGGGATGGTATACTCTTTAATTGGTATATCATTTACTATAGATTTATTAAATATATCTATATTATAGATATTTTCTTTATTATCTATATTTTCTATATATTCTATATTATCTACATTAGTGTTCACTTTTTTACCTATTTCTTTACCTGTTTCTTTACCACTTTGTAGGTAAGAAGGTGAATAGTTATTTTTGTACTTTACCGTCTCAATGCGGAGTTCTGGATTACTTAACAACTCTTCAATTGTGTATTTGTCGTACTTCTCAAACGACTCAGTGTTCACTTTTATACGATTTGTTTTACGTATTCCTTTACCTGAACATTGAACATCTACGACACCAGCCCTGTACAGTGTATCAAGTGTTGCTATCACCAGGTTCTTTGACAACAGTGCCTGGGATTGTAATACGGTATTGCTCGCATAGAACCAACCGTCATCATCAGCGTAGAAATCTGAATATTGGATAAGGGTGAACAGCATATTCCTGCAGTTCACATCCAATGCCATCATCAGATTCTTTGGTGTGCATACAAACTTAAATTCTCTCATATCTATTTAATTTTCAACATTATATCAGTTGCTCTGTACTTGAGCATCAACTTGGCGAACATCAAACCGGTGTTCGTATCCTTATTCTTCATCCTTATCGGCAACCAACCTGCAGTAAGCAACTTCGCATCCCTGGTAAGGTCCTTTTCTTTCTGTTCCTTGTGGTATCCACCGTCAATTTCAAGAGCAAACCACCTGTTGAGCGTTTTGGACCGGAAAGCGAAATCTATGATATACTGGTTTTTACCAACGATTACGGGCAACTGTGAGTAGTATTCAAGCCCAATCCTGTCAAAGTACCTTGCAATCCTCTTCTCGGCTTCAGTTTGGTTGCTACGTAGTTCATCAGCGGTATCACAAAGCCAACCCTCCTTTGGAATGTATGCAGGAGGGTTGAATGCCTTTATGTCTTTCTGTTTTGTTTTCTTCTTCCCCATAGTATAATTGTCTTTTCGCAAATATACCAAAATGTTTATTTTTTGTAAAGAATTACATTAAATAAATAGTACGAAACTCTCAAAAAAATGTTTATTTTTTGTATATTTGCAATGTGGGAGCAAGGTTAAGAACAAAGGTAATTTGTAAGGGTTGGTCACTTTCAAAGTTCAGCGACCGCAAGAGAAGTTATATACTTACTGTCCCCCTGGGTGCAAACGTCAATGCCATACGAAAGATTCTCTCTATTTTCCCAGGGGGTAGCAGTAAATTTATAACCATTGACGTAATTGAAGGTGTGGAAATATACTTCCTTGCCGACCTCACCTTCAACAAATGCTTTGAGAAGATAGTCCAGGATTTTAATCTTGATTATAGACCGCCTGAAAAGAATTCGAAACCAAAGAGGATGAAGAAAAGACCAGTGCTACAATATTCCATTGACGGGGAATTTATAAAAGAATGGGAAGCGGTGACATACGCCTCAAAAACCCTTGGAATAAACCCCGGACATATTACAAATGTCGCCAATGGTGTTGGTTACACTGCAGGCGGATTTAAGTGGAAATATAAATAATAATTTATACCTTTGCAGAAAAATGTAAAGGTTATGGAAACAAGAAAGATTATGTACAGCACAGATTTGAGCGAAAGGACACAGCAATTGCTTGCAAAGCCGGTTACCGAACTTTGCCAGATGATTATTTCTTTGCAAGAGGAAAATGAGAAATTAAAGGAATACCGTACCCGTCTAATCAAAATAAGAAACCTCGTTGTCCCTGATGAGGATAAACGAGGTAAAGGTCGTCCAAAAAAGGATGAAATTATTTAGAAAATTTAATATCGTTAAGCCGTCTCAACCATCCCCTGAGGAATTTCTTGTTGTTGCCCTTTAGAGCGATTTTTTCCAACCAGTTCTTCCTCATCTCCCATAAGGTGTAAAATACCTTCTCTGGATTTGAATTCAAAGCATTAAGTGTTATAGGTCCAACGATACCATCCGCCTTCAATCCGAGGGTGGATTGTATTTTTTTAATGGCTGTGATTGGACCGCTCCCCCAGCACATATCGACACATAACTGTGCTACCGACTGGTTCTCAATCTGGTCTGCCTTCATCTTGTCCCAGTAGCCCTTCTTGAAGATATGGAGCCATTCCGCTGGAGTTATGAAACGAAGGTCATCGCAGGTCTTCTTAGCACCGTAGTACTTCCTGTATGTGCCGATTGTGATGCCAGCCATAGTGCATCCGCCAGCATCATCAGGGTCATTAGCCCAACCTCCTTCCCACTTCCTTATGAATGGGACCATTAGTTCTGCATTAGCCATTTTCTATCTCTTCGTCTGCTTCTTCCGCTTCCTTATTTACGGAAATTGTAGTTCCATTGTGGGTTAGTGACGCAGGGGTTCCCTTGTCAATTGCTTTGATGACGGTTCCAAGAGCCGCAAAGCCGAATAATTCACCGACAGCACCGAGGACGGAGCCATCTATAACAGCCATAGGCGGTACGAACCAGGATGCTATAATTAGTACGATGGCTACCACCGAGAACAACCAAAACCAGAGATTTCCCTGGATGGCTTTACTAAACACTGTTTCTTCTTTCTTTAGCATATGTATTCCTCCGGGCATATTGTTTCATTAGGTACAATGAAGGTCACAGTTGCGTAGATACCGGCACACTCATCCTTGAATCGCTGTTCAAAGGGCTGATACAGTGGTGTGGAATAGATGCTTACTCCAAGTTCCTGGACTATCGTTCTGATTATATTGGAAAGAACATCGAAACCCATACTCTGGGCTTGGAGAATGTTTCCTCCGTCCTGGGTCTCTCTGTCTATGTAAAAAAGTTGGAAGGAGTACAGGCGATAATCCCCCTCAATTTCCTCCTGATGCTGACGGTGCTGCCAAGCAAACACACCGTACTCCGCCTGTTTATCACCATTAAGCAAATAGACATCTCCCGGTACAACCTGGTTGATTGCAGGCTGTGCTTCTGCGATGGCTTCCATTGCTTTTATGAATTCGAATAACGTCATTACTTTCTTTTTATAGTAAATATAAAAAGACCCCAGGTTGTTCCCCCGGGGTCAAGCAATCCTGTACCAGGTAGCGAAATTGGTAAAACGGCGGATTGTTAAAGTTCAGGAACTCCAATTACTCTCCGTCCTCTTTCGCCACCGAGCCATAATGGAGAACCGGCTGCAGAGTTCAAATGAGAAGCGGTTTGACCGTCACAACTGTGATGGCATTCGGCAAGTTCAGGGAAAGAACTTCTATTTGCCTTCAACCAAGCCTGCATTCTCTTCAAATAGTGCCTTGCAAAATGCAAATAGCCTTCCTTCACTAGTTCCCTATCAGCCCTGATGGTATTTACGATGTTGGTATCGGTTGTTTCAACAGTGCCGATGTTCGCTGTTTTTGTTCCACCGAGGAAAACAAGGTTTGCCAATGCCTGATAACAGAGGAATGGTTGTAAATAGTTATCAAGCAGGTCGAGATACATATAATTCTCAGGTTCGTTGATAGTGTTATCAAATACCATCATTTTCAGAGCATCCATAAGGCAATCACCAAGAGCCTCCGTTGCCTCTACGTCCATTGCCAATTTAATGGCTGGAAGAAGTAATTTTCCAGTGACGTTATCATCGAGAGGTGTTTGTGACCTAATATATGCTTCGCTGGTTAAAAGTACGTTTCTATAATCGTTCATAAGTTTTTCTTATGGTTACTTATTATTATGACCAAGCCTGGATTCTACTTGCAATGTTAGGGTAAGCAGCCCTGTATGCGTCCACAGCGGAAGAAGGAACATAGATTGGATAATTTCCGTTGAAGTTTACAAGACCATACTCATTCTCAAAGTCAGTATACGGAGGCGTTGAACCCATAAATCTTACATAGCCAGTAACATTGGTGATAGATGCCCTTCCAACAACCTGGCAACCTTCGTTGATAACAAGGTTACGGATTGGTGCGTAAGCAAAAGCCTGGCGGTCAATCGTATGGAGGGTGTCAGGAAGGGTAATATCCTGGGCAAGGGACGTACAACCGGAGAAACAGTAGACCGGAATGATTTCCCAAGCACTGTCTTCAATTCCGTTTACCTGGGTAAGAGCGGAACAGCCGTAGAACTGGGTTGTCATAGGGGTCTTGCTGCCTGCTTCGAAAGTAACGCTGGTAATAGGGGTGCTACCGAAAACACAGTAACCGAGGTTGACATTTGGCTGTACCTTTGCTGCAATAATATCCATATGCCTGAACTTGTTAGCAGTTACACCATTTGGGAACTTAAATACAAGCGTCTGTGGACCAGTGGCAGAGAATGTATAGGAAACTGCAAGAGGAATGTCGGTTCCGCCTGTTGTTTTGATGCTCTCAACACCTTCAAGATTGTTTACAATAGGTGTGGCTACGGTAGTGGAAGTTACGTTGTAGGTAATTTCAATCGAAAGACCGGTAGTTACAACAGGAGTGTCGCCAGAGCAGCAAGCGTTGATTTGGGTCTGGAGATTGGCAATCATATTGTAGATACTTGCAAGGTCAGCATCTGTTGCATAACCATCAAGGGACTGATGCTCCGTAAGATAACCTTGTGCTTCAACCCAGGTCATAGTAGCCATATCTGAAAGCATAGCGTCAATCTGAGCCTGGGTATAGGTATTAGCCATTGCGTTGATAATGTACTGCTCCAATGTACCACCAGAGATGTAGTCCTCAAACATCTCATTGAGGATTTCATTAAGTTGGTCAGGGTTTATACGTCCACCTCTTCCTTGGCAGTTGCAGGTGTAGTTTACATCGTTGTAGTTTACGTCCATAGTATTCTTTTATTCTAAATATAATTTATTTGTTATTGGTCTGGCTATAATGTTGGAGAACCAGTCCATCCACTAGGCAATGCGTTAAGCCAAGTAGAATAATTGCTTCCAGAAGGATAATAGAGAGTACCGGAATTAGAAACACCATTGAAAGGATTTTGTTGACTAATGCTAGTAGGTATGGAAGGTGCACTTGTGGCATATACTTTTATAGTATTAAGGCTAGTACAGCCGCTAAAGAATGCTACATTTACATTTTTCATAGTACTAGGTATTGAACACCCTGTTAAATTACTGCACCCTGCTGCAAAACTATGTCCTTCAAGGATAGTTCCTACCTCGACAGTATTTGCCTTTATTCCCTCAGGTATAACAATTTCGACAACGCTTGTGCACCCTCTAAACATCCTTGGTTGCAAATAATTCTTTTTAAGTGTCATTTTTAAGGTCCTAATACCTGTACTATCAAACGTATATGCTGTAGTAGGCGATATTGTTGTACCATTTTCGAGAATTATGTTTTGAATTCCACCAGTGTGGTTAAGAATTCTTATCGGTGTTGATGTTGAATCAACATTATATTTTGCTGTTATTACAAGAGTTCCTCCCGTATCGGGGGCAGGTGGAGTTGGTGTTGCTCCGGTTATTTCGTCAATCTGCTCCTGCAGGTCATCTATTCTGTTCGACAATGACGCAATAACCTCATTCAAATCAAGTATGATGTTGTCGATATAGGAATATGTTGGGAACTCCAAATCATTTTCTTTTGTTGGAGTAATGAGAGGGATTCCGTTTATTCTCTTGATATACCTCTCGTAATCAGTTATTTCTCCGGTGTCTGAATTTTTAATCCATACAGTAATTTTGTTGTCAGGAGATACTGCAAGAAATTCCCTTATAACAGCCTCAGAAAGAACACTTTTCTTAACACACTGGCTATCAACGTATGCAAAGGATGGAAGTTCAATATCATCCTGTTTTACTTGGGTGATGAGAGGAATACCGTTGATTCTCTTAATGTAACGCTCATAATCTGTCTCTGCTCCGGTATCTGTATTCTTTATTCTTACAGTTATCTTGTTGTCAGGCGATACTGCAAGGAATTCCCTGGTAATAACCTCAGGAATGACTGATTTCTTGACATATTCATCACTTCCGCCACCACCTTCAATGTCAATGCTGTCGCCATTATGGAGGGTTGTGCCGTTGATGGTGAGGTCAATGTCTGTAAGATAACCCTTGCCCTCTACCCAGGTGTGCATTCTTGCCTCTAACTCTGCAAGCATAGCGTCAATCTCTTCGTTGGTGTACATACCAGCAATGGCATCAATAATGAGTTGTTCAAGGTCTCCTTCCTCAATATATTCCTCAAAGAGATTGTTGATAATCTGCTCTATCTCGTCCGGGTCAATGATACCGGCAAGAAGGGCATCAACCTCATCTTTGGTGTAATACCTACGGCTTCCACAACCACAGCCGCTGCCATATCCAGGGGTGTAGGAATCCCTCAAAGCGGATTTGTTGTTTATTTCTATCTTCATAATCTTCTATTTATTCTAAATATAATTTCTTGTTCTCTTGTACTCTTGATAAGCAGCCGCTCTCTGGTCTTCTGTCAGCCACCAGCCATCATTCTGGATGTAGGCATCATAAATGATTTTCTCATAGGTGTGCTTCTCGTCCATAATCTCAGTAAGTGGCTCCAATCGCTTCAAATCCTGTATATTCATCTTGACGAATGAGGCGAATTCCGGGATGAGGAACTTTCCCAACCTCATCGGGACACCTGAATCCAATGCATCCCTTATGTATCCTTCCTTCGTCATCTTCCTGAGAAGGAGATTGTCCTTTTTCCCGTCAAACAGGTGAAAAACATTATCTCCTTCCGGCAGATTGTCAACAACCTGGATTATGTCGATGTCTCCGGGGTTGAAATCCGGATAACAACTGAAAAAGGGTAATGACCCGGCTGTGAACTTCGCTATCGTCATTTGAATGCTACTAGAATGTTAGGGCTTTGCTGCACTCGCTCATATACCTTTCCGTCATACCTCAGGAAGTAGGCGAAAGGTTCATAGTCGTTGAATATGTTCTGATGGTCGGTTTCCAAAGAGTTGTTCTGAAGTTCCTCTCTGGTAACAGTTTTCGGGAGAAGACCATATTTAACCTCACCACCATCTCCCCAGGCAGCAGAGTACATATACATCCAGTATTCCTCGCCATCATATTCGAATTCACCGGTATATACGTAAGTGTTGACCTGTGTTTCTTCATCTGTAGTCAAATACCAGTCAAGATACTCGTCCAAGTTGCTTTTGGCGTAGAATGTTTCCATCCATTCATCGCAGTACCTCTCCGTATACGGGCAAGGTATTTCTTCTCCTGTTTCAGGGTCATAACAGGTACTGCCTTCACTTACACCATCAGGGAAATCGTCTACATAAATGAACATAGCAGGAGGTGCTGCAGGTACTGTGATGCTGTCCCCGTTATGAACCTCCTGACCGTTGATGGTGAGAGTGATGTCGTCAATATATCCCTGGTCCTCAACCCACTGCTCTGTAGCGAAGCCCATTCCGTCAATCTGTTCCTGGATACTATCAACAATCTCATCAATCTGCTCCCTGGTGTAGACATCACCGACAGCGTTGAGGATAAGTTCCGTCAAATTATTATCTCCGGATATATAATCCACAAAAATCTCGTCAAGAATGGTTGTAGCACTCTCAACAGTAATGTAGTTGCTAAGGATGGTCATAATGTCCTTCCTGTTGAAACAACCCTTCTTGATTGCAGCATCAGCACACCCCGTACGAGGTATAAATAAGTCCGTTATCTGTGGACGGTCTAAAACTATCATATCTATCTTTTTCTATTAAATATATTTTTGTATATTTGCGTAAAGCAGGTTAGTTATGGAAGAGTGGAAAGGTGTTAAGGGGTTTGAGGAATCGTATCAGGTTAGTAATCTCGGAAGTGTCAGGAGTTTAGATAGGATTCTCATCGACAAAAATGGTAATAAGCACACATTCAAAGGTAAAATTCTGAAACAGTGCACAGACAAGTACGGATACCTTAGGGTAAATCTGTATAATAATCACTGTCAGAGGAAGTTTGTCCTTGTCCATCGTCTTGTTGCAGAGGCATTTATTCCCAACCCGGATAATCTTCCACAGGTGAATCATAAATCAGAGGTGAAAACAGATAATTCTGTTGCCAATCTAGAATGGTGTGATAACAAATACAACTGTAACTACGGAACTAAGAATGAGAGGTGTAGTGAAAGAAACACCAACAACCCAAAGTATTCAAAGTGGGTAATCAAACTCTCCAAGAACAACGAAATTCTACACTTCTATCCGTCAGCCCAACAAGCCCAAAGAGAAACAGGCATATCAGCAGATTTAATCTATCGGGTTTGCAACCAAAAGACCTATATGAAAGAAGGGTATCTATGCCAATATCATACTGCAGGCGACTATATATGGAAATATGCAGAATAAACCCCTGGAGAGTTCCAGGGGTTTATTATTATTGCACATTGTCTTCCACATTTTCTACCAAAGAGAATGGTTCAATTACCATTACATCCGTACTATTAAACAACTTAGCAAGTGTTGATGTTATCTTGGTTTGGATAGGTCTAATGACGGTGCGATTGAATAACTTGAATGATTGTTCGTATTCCTCGTTGTTGAATGCGTTGTCAGCCA